CGTCCGCTGCGGCACCGCCGTTCGAGGAGCCGAGGTTGTCGAGGGCGGACGCGAGTCGGTCGGTGTCCGCGAGCTCCTGTTCAAGCTCGTCGACGCGCTCCTGGAGGCGTTCGTTCTCCTCGCGGAGGCGCTGGAGTTCGTCCTCGCGTTCGCTGCGGCGTTCGCGTTCGGCTTCGACCTCGTCTTGGATGTCGTCGAGGACATCGGCGAGCTCGTCCGGCGTCTCGGGGAGCTCGAAGGAGTCCTCGCGGGGGTCCGGCGACCGGCGCTTGCGGACCTTCGTTGGACCGACGAGGTCGCCGTCCGTGATGGACTCGCCGCGTGCGAGGATCTCGCCGGTGGCGAGGTTCGCGAGTTCGTCCTCCGAGCAGCGGAGGGCGTCGGCGGTCCGCGCGATGTCTTCGTCGCCGGGCTTGTGTGCGATGAAGTCCTGACACAGTTGGATGACGCCGTTGTGGAGGAACGCGCGGCGCTGGTAGCCAGCGACGACGGAGATGCCTTTGTTGCCGCCCTCGGTCGCGACCTTGATGAGCTGGCCGCGGCAGCGCTTGACGTGTTCGTCGAGCTCGGGCTCGGGCGCGGAGTCTTTCGGCGCCATGTAGTGAACCTCGTCGACACCGACCGACTCGCGTCCGCCCTCGACAACCTCGGCTCCTCGAACGGCGGTGCCGCAGCGGACGTCGGCGAAGGCGTTCAGGGCCTGCAGGACCGCGTTGATGAACTGAAGCAGGAACGCGACCAGCTCCAAGAGCGCGTCGACGAGCTCGAAGCCGACGTCGACGAGGCAGAAGCCGAGCGCGAAGCCGCGCTCGAAGAGGTTGCGGACCTGGAGGCAGAACTGCAGGAGGTCCGGTCGGCGTTCGAGGCAGCGGCCAGCGACGTTGCGTCACTCGCCGACGTCTTCGAAGTGGACGTCGACCTCGCAACCCCTGCGTCCGCAGCGGACGTCGACGATGGGGAGTCGGAGCTGCGGGCGGACCTGCAGAACGCCCACGAGGAGCTCGACCAGCTCCGTGCGGAGAACGAGCGCCTCCGGCGAGAGGTTGAGGCCGCCGACGGTGTCGTGGTGCCGACGGACTACGAGGCGTTCGTCCAGGAGGACGTCGTTCAAGATGCGATTGAGGATGCGAAGGAGAAGTCGAACGCGAGCCAGCGGTACGTGAAAGGCGTCGTTGCCGCAATCCTCGAGGAGGGCGGGCCGGTGGACTACGAGATGGTGGCGGATATGCTCGGCGTGCAGTCGACGACGCACGTCTCGAAAGCCGCCAGCACCTTGGAGGCGCTCGGTGTGTTGGAGCGCGTCCAGCAGAGTCCGGCGAAGGTGGACTTCGACCTCGAGGGCGTTGCCAAAATCAAAGAGCAGGCGCGGCGCCGGGAGCAGGCCGAATCTGTGATGGAAGACCTCTGAAGCGCGTGGACTCTGTCACGACAACAGTATTCCCTTCACAGCAAGTATCCGACTAGTTGCATCCCGAATCCGGTAGCTAACAGTACTAAACCCCGGGAGCGAAATCGTCGATTGATTCGGTCCTCCAACGGCTGATACACGTTCTCCAATCCGATTTCGAACACCTCGCCGTCACAATCGACGATCTCCAACGTTCGATTAGCTGCAGTTACCGTCGAAATCGAGTCGACCGGGATGGAAGTCGTGTCGATGACTTTGCGGAAATCATTCGGGCCAGGTTTCGGTGGTGTTGGGGCTACGATTCGCCGAGGGAGTGGCCATGCTGCGAGGACTTCGTCGGTGACGTCACGCTCGGTTGCGCCGTCCGCGTCTTTCAGCGCGAGCGAGCAATTGTGATCCGTTCGGATTGCAGGCCACGGGAGTCGCTCGCGAATCCAATGCTGGGTGTGCTCGAGGCGACCACTCTCCACAGCCGACTGCATCCCCTGGCGGACGGTGTCGGGCTGGGCGGGCTGGTCTTGGCGTCGACAGTGCGCACAACTCGGTCTTCGATACTGCGAGCCATATCTGTGGTAGGAATTCCAACGGGAAACCGGCACCGCTCAGGTCTGCCCGGGCACACAGACACCTACTCGACGATTCGTGGTGACGCAGACCCAGACACTCTCGCTACCCCATGCGCGCTCGCATACCGTGTCGGCTGGATTTCGAAGCCGCGGCGATAGAGCTCGCCAAGCGCGTAGACCAGGAGGCCGAGCGCTAGATAGTCTCGTAGCGAGCCAGCGAACTGCCCAACGACGTCCTGAAGATACTGACTGGCGTCGAGTGGCGTGTACTCGGAGAGGTGGAGGCGTCGGGCGACCTCCACGATTGGCGTCCAACCGGTGACGTCCACACGGAGTGTCCGCCCATCGAAATCGAGCATCCCACAACAGGCGACAACGCGGTCAGCATCGAGCCGCGGTAGGCGGGAACGCATCATGGTCAATTGAGTCGTCGCTGGTGGTCTTAATGCTGGCGCCGGATAGCCGAGCAGCACCGGATGTCGACGTCCGAAATATATATTCACATTCGCTCAAATCGACGGCCATCGCGTACATCGAGGAGTCGCCTGAGAGGTTGGAGGACGCTCTCCAGCAACTCCGGCACTAACCCCTCCGCGTCGAGTGTTTCTTTCAGGGCGTTGGCGGTGAGACACCCGCTAAAAGAGAATCAGGACATTATGATTCCCGGTCACCGCTGCAGTTTAGACAATTTGTGGATTCTGATATTATATCAAAAATTAACCTAAATACCCCATCTCTCGCAGAAACTCTCTTTGTTCATCCACTGTTTGGTTCACATCAAACCGTGTGAATCGAGATTCGTACGTGTGACCGTCTGTTGCCGAGGTCTCCGCCCACGGCACCGTCTTGACCGGTGCGAATGGATGTCCGAATGGATGTCCCCAAGCCCCGTTCTCGCAGAAGGCTTCACCGTGGTCGGCCGTGATTGCGACACTCTCCGCGTCAATATTCTCAAGCAAGATTTCCACGTACTCAAGGACGAAGTGGAGCGTCTGGAGATAGTTGCTGCGGTAGGTATCCGCAGAAACCTCCCCACTTCGGCCGGGCTCCCAATACATTTCCTCTGGCCGGAGGTCACGGACTGGTTCTGGTCCATTCATCATCTCCGTCATCGAGCATTTGTCACGCTCCCAGTCAAGTGCTCCAGCAATATGGTCTTGATGAGGTAGGTTATAGTGGACAATCATGCGGTCAAAATCCTCTGTCCGGCCCACGCCAATCGCCCGATCTGTTACTGCGTGAGGGATTCGTTTCGAATCGGGATGGAGCGGGAGATGGTCGTCAGTAGGGCGGACCGATTCATGGTACTGGATTGTGTCTGGACGGACGACTTGCCAGTCCGGATACCCGTTATGTAAATACTCATTCTCGTGATCGTCGGTCTCGTGGTAGCGGTCATATAGAATGTAATTAGACCAGCCGTTGCCGGTAACAATCGCGGTGTTCGAGATTTCATCCGCATATTGTTCTGTGAACGTCTGAACCATCCACTCAGCCGACATGCTCCCGACTGACCTCATCGACTCAACAGAACCAAGCCACGGAGTCGACTCTGCGGCCTCTCGGAGAGCATCGACCCGACACGCGTCGAGCACGATTAGGAGATCCCAGTCTCGCTCAAAGATATTTGTCCCCACTGGCTTTCGGGAGGTTACAGTGTTCCAAGCAGGGAGCCAGATATTCAGGTAATTCAGAAGATTATAACCAAATGATGACATCCCCTCCTGTCTCAGTATGTTAAGTCCTCTCTTTACTGGGATATCCATACGCCGATACATTCCCCAGTCTGCCTTATTTTTACCTATTCTGTGCCCTCGGGAGTGAAGTAGTGGATCGTACCACTCCCGTCTTTCAGCTCAAGCCGTCCATCTGCGCTATCCCAGTAAAGACCCCGCCGACTGCTGATAGAGGAGCCGTCGTCGTCCATCAACAGCGGAGCGCCTTCCTGGTAGTCTATACCCTCGTCACGGCGGAAGTCGAACACTCGCGTGTCTCCGTAAAACACCTCCATCAACCCAGCGACGTATTTTTTCCGGAAATGCGAGCCGTTTTCTGCGTCGTGGATATATTCGGTGTTCCCTCCACGGACCCATATCGTCGTCTCATTTAGAGATCCCGCTGGCCCTGGGTCGAACTTGCCTTCATAATCTTCTCGCGCAGTCCCATCGACAACAGCCTGTATTTTAGGCCCGACGAATATTCCTACATTATAAGCACCCGGATCGTACAACTGTCCACGGAAAAACACAAATTCAGAGTTCGTCTGATTGCGGATTGCCGCATCTGCTGCAGTCCCAAACCCTTCAATTGTGCCGCGGTACATCGCGTTTGCGGGTTGCTCATCGCCACGTTTGTCAAGCCCGATACGGCAGTCCTTCAGATCAATTTGGCCTTGGACGCTGTTTAGGAAGCCTGAACCGGTAATATGATGGTCGATCCCGATGTCCAGATATTCGCCCTTGATATTAATGTGATTCCCTGTGGTTATACTGTCATCACCGCTCGCCCGTAACAACACGCCAGTCCCTGACTGATTGTCACTCCGAACTTCAAGATCGACTGTTGCGCCGGTATCGGTGACGGCGGTGTAACCCCCGCCCGCCTCCGCGGTGTCTAGCACGGCGACGGTGCTACTATATCCGTCGAACAGAGTCGAGTCGGCAGATAAATGAGAACCGTGGTTTAGGAAAAACCCATCATAATCTGTTGATGGCGCAAACTCGCAGCTATCTAGCAACCGAAGCGATGAATCTGCTGGAATATCCGTCCGCGATCCGGGATCGTAGTCTCCACCGTAAAGTTCTATTTCAGACTCTTGGGGGGCATTTTCGATCCGGCTTTGAGCATCGTTTGATGAGGCATCAACTCGCAACTTATCGCTCGGTCCTTCTTTTGTACTTACCGAATTCGCATCCACCGAATCCGCGAACACGTCCGCCCGCGTCGCATCCGTCCCGATCTGCACGCCCTTAATCGGACCCGACAACGACACCGTCAACGTGTCCCCCGCGTCGTCGTAGTTCCACCCCACGTTATCACTCGAGGACAGCAGCCCAGCAACCGCGTCCTCGACCTCCTCCTCGTTCAACGCCGACGTATCAACGTACAACGCGTCGTTCGCGTCGTCGTACGTCACCGAGATATTCGACTTTCCAGCGACGAGGCCAGCAACCCAGTCCTCGACGTCCTCCTGGACCACGTTCAGCGCGTCATTCGCGTCGTTGTGCTCGAGCGCGGTCCCCGCCATGCCGCCGGCGAGATCCCGGACCTGCTCGGCCGACCGATGGTCGCCCTCCGAGATGTCCGTAAGGTCGTCGTGGGAGTGCGCGCCGACCGTCACCCACTGCTGTCCATCGTCGATCGTCACGCGCTGCTCGTCCGAGAGAATGCTAAACCGGCCCGCCTGCCCTGCTGCTGGCCGGTCCGCCAACGTCTCATACCGCACTTCCGTGATGCCGTTGACGGCTTCGAGGGACCCGACGACGCTGACGAGCGCGTCGATGTCGGTTGTCATCGCCCACATCGCCCAGTTCATCCAGTCCGCGGGGTACTCTGCTCCGCCCGGGATGACCTCTTCACCAGCTGCCGGTTCTGTTCCCGAGTCTCCCCAGGTGCGACTATTTTTATCTACCATAGTTTGTGAGTTACCGCAGGATCTTCGGCCACGTGCCGCCAGTCCCCTCGACGGGGCCCGTGTTGTCGCTGTTCAACTCCGCAAACCCACGGTCGCTGTTGACCGTCGAGTTCTCGCTCGTGAACTGGAACGTCCCGCGAGCGAACATCTCCACGCCGACACCGCCCGCCGTCAGGTCGTTCGCGATGTCCGCGAACTCGTTGAGCGTGAACCCGGCATCCGAGAGTTCGGACTCCCAGACGCTCAAGTCCACGCGCGCCGGCTCAACGTCGTACGGCTCGTCGACGAGTACCTCCGACTGCGACGTCTCCAACAGCACCGCGATGGTCTCCCGGATTTCGTCGATGGTCCCCGAGGAGATGAGTCGCCGCAGCGCCGTCTGAATCCGCAGCCGGAACTTCGCGTCCGGCTCGCCCGTCTGACGCTCAATCTCGAAGATCGTCGCGAGCTGGTCGAGTTGCTCGCCGGACGCACTCGTGACGGACTTCGCTGCCAGCACCGCCCGCAGCGCCGTCTCCAGTTCCGCGTACTCGCTGGCGCACGCCGCCAACAGCGCGTTCCACACCTCACCGTCCGTGTCGTACGGCGAGTTGATCGACGCCTCCAGGCGCTCCCGTGGCGACTCATCATTCGACAACACTGATCGTCACCTCGCTCGTGCCGGTCATCGCCGCCTGCCCCTCGTTGATCGCGACGTTGCTCTCACCGAGCGCCGCTGGGTCCGTCCCGATCTTGACGTCCGCCATGATGACGCCCTGGACTTCCATCACGCGCCGGAACACCTGGTCGTAGATGACGTCCTCGCTGATTTCGAGGCCGGGATACGAGATGCCATCCGACGCGGTCCCGCCGATGTATCGCGTGAGGCGGTCAGTGATGCGCTGCTGGCCGTCCTCGGGGAACGTCTCGGACGTCGTCAGGCTCGCCTCGACGTAGACGGTGACTTCGCTGGCGCGGTCGAACGACTCGGTCTTCTGCGTGCCGTCATCGAGCGTGCCAGTTCCCGATTCAGCTCCGAAGGATTCGAGGCCGCCAGCGCGGGAATCGACGATGGCTTGCGCGACCGTGTCCGCGGGGACGCCCGGTGCAAGCACCGTTACGCGAACGCCGTAGCCCGTGTTGGGGTCGCGGACCTCTTCGACGCCGACCGACCGGATCTCGTCGCTGGCGTTGAACACGCCCGCACGGACAGCCTGGAGTGTCGCCGACCCTCCGCCGGCGAGTGAGTTCTGGTAGCGGAGTTTGAACTCGGCGTCCGTCTCGCGGTTGCGGCCGCTGACGTACCCGAGGGATTCGTCGCCGGTCGGGTCGGGATTCGTCACGGCATCGTCCGAGGGGAGACCGCCGATAGGACTGTCGAGTTTCGTGATGGTGTTCGCGCCGACGTTTGTCTCCTCGCCCAGCCACTCCTCGCTGAGGTCCGTCTGCCACGGCTTCAACGCCTCCACTGGCGCCGTCACCTCCGTCGTCCCCTGTGCGAGGATGACTCCCTCGGTGGTCTCGAAGGGGATGGCTGGCATCGTCTCCGTCCGCGGCGTCGTCACCACCGTCCCCGACGGGATCGTGATGTCGTCCGGCGCCGCATCACTCCGCGAGAAGACGACCTCGCCGGTCGCGGACCGCGCCGGGATACGACTGAACCCGGCCAGCGCCAGCTGCTTGTCCAGTTGCTCGCCGAACGAATCCTCGAAGAACGACGCGTAGTACATCGCCTCAACGGCCTCCCACAGCCGTGCGATTTCGATTGCGTTCGCGTCGAGCAGCTGCTGCTGTGGCGATGACTCCCGAAGTTCGACGTCCTCGCCAACCTCGTTCTTGAAGTTCTGGTGCTGGTCGCTGCGGATGTCGTCGACGTGCTTTCGCTGGAACGATCCGTCGTCCTGAATGCCGTAGTCTGAATCACTCATACGTGTAGTTAAAGCGTCTCTGAGAGGCTGAGGCCGACACCATCAACGAGCGCCACCGACACCTCAACCTCGGTCTCCCGGTTCTCCTCGGGGTCCGCGATGACGACGTCGGTGACCTCGTCGACGCGGTCATCCTGCAGCAACGCCGTCCGAATTTCGCGCTCGACGATCGGCGGCGCTGCGCCGGTCGCTTCGAAGATGTCGAGGCCGTGCTCGTCGTCGAACTCGTCCTCGCCGCGAACGGTCTTCAGCGTGTCTTCGAGTTCTTGTTTGACTGCCGCTTCCCCGTCAATCCAGACGAGTGAGCCGTTCTCACGGCGGAACGTGCCGTCTGGATTCGTCGCTAAGGTACGCTTGTATTTCATGCAATCACGAGTGGGTTAGGAGGCGTCGACGTCGGACGTCCCCGGATCAACGACGTCGACGGTCTTCGTCGTCGTCGAGCCGTCGGGTTGGGTGTCCTTGTACTCGAGTTCGGCGTCGGCGTTGAGGACGGCCGCTGCGGCCGCCTCGTCACCGAGCGTGACGGAGCCGTCCGCATCCATCGCGATGACCTTCCCCGAGGCGTGCTCGACGCGGACGCGCCCATCGGGCAGCATCCGGAGCACGGAGCCGTCCTCCTGGATGGCGACTTGGAACTCGCCGGTTTCGTGGTTGGGGACGTCGTCCTCGTCGAGCCACACCAGGGGCAGGAGGACGGCGTCCTCGAGCTGGAAGCGCAGGTCGCTGCCCGCGGGCTGCTCGCCGCGCTCCTGGATCTGGTCGTCGAGCGGCTCCTGAGCGTGCAGGACGAATCCTTCGTCACCTCGGGCGACCGGCGTGATCATGCCCGCGCCACCCCTCGCGAACGGTGAGGCGATGGGGACGTTGTCGATGAGGATGTCCGAGTCACTCTTCAAGCTCACCACGGCCCGCCGGCCATCGTTGACTTCCTCAACGCGGACGAACGTCATCGTGTAGATGCCGTGGATTTCCGCTTGGACGAACTCGCGGAGAATCTGGACGAATCCGGGCATCAGACGTCCTCCCGGTCGATCGTGCAGTTACACTGCGGGCATTCGTAGTGGGTGACTTCCCCCCACTGGTTGGTCTTCGCGACGGCTGTCCCGTCGCAGTCGGTGCTCGTGCAGTTGACTGTGGATTGTTCCCAGGCACTCATGCTCAGAAGCAGGCTGGCCGCGGTTGGCTGGCGGGTTATTCGACGGAGTAGTCCGCGTCGATCGGCGTGAGTGTGCCGCGGACGAGGTGGTCACCGGAGTCCGTCGAGGACTTGAATTCGTAGTCGCTGACGCGGTACGGGCCCTGGTAGGAGTCCGTGTTGACGTACACAGTTGCGCCCTTCGCGATGCGTGGCTCGAGCATCGCCTCGAACTTCAGCTGGCCCTCGGTGTCGTCGCTCGTATCCGATTTCGCGCCCAGTGAGAGGAGGAGCCCGTCGTAGCTCAACTCGGGCGCGTCCTGCGTGCCCTGGTTGCGTGGGAGGAAGTAGATCTGGCCGCGGCCGGCGAACCACTCCCACTCGACGTCGGTCTTCTCCGCGGCGATTTGGAGGAGGTCGTCGAGGTTCCCGCTGAGGG